CCACCGATTTGAATGCTGTCCGGAAAGCGGCCCGCGCCGGTCTCCGCAACATACGTCTCTGGGTGATCGCTAGCTTTGACGGGCTCCCAGCCCTCTTGCAGCTTCATGGAAACATTGCGAGGATCAGCGTTCCCGAGGGTACTGACCCGAATCCAACGCATGGCGTATCCGGGTTCCTCATTCACATGAGGAAGCACGTCGGGGATCATCCACTGCTTGGGCCGTTCTGCCTTTGCGCGGGTGTCCAGTTCACGGGGATTACGTTCAGCCATTTTGTTTCCTCATTTCTTCTGCAACCGCACGGGCGTACTGCTCATTGGTCAGTCCGAGCCGCTTGGCGATTTGAACTTGTGATTGCGTCAACGTGATTTTCCTGGGCGCTACGCTGCGCGTTGCGGGAGCTACAACAGATGACTTTCGTTTTTCCGAGGGGAACGCATCTGGAAAAACGCTGCGTACACGGGAATTGATCTTCTCGTAGTACTCGTCACTCGTTGGATTCACCCCACTTTCCACAAGTTTTTCATGAACCGCAAGAGCAAGTGCCGTCATCTCTTTGTCAACACCAAACCAAGAATTGGACTCTTGCCACGCTTTGGCTTTGGAATCGACCTGAGGCACATACTCAGGCTGCGGAGCGGGTTGTACCACAGTATTTTGTGGTTGTGCAACTGTTGGTTTGAAATTGTTGACCCGCTCTGCCCTAATTTTTGCAGCGGTCAGTTCTTCTTGAGCCGCTACAAGCGCATCTGAATCGCCAGCTTCATACGCCTGTTTGTATTTGACTTTGGCCTGCTCTACCTCGTTGGCAACAACCTTCTTGGCTTGTTCCAACAGGGCCTGTTGACCCTGACCCAAGCTGCCTTGCAGGCGTTTGTTCTCCTCAACAAGGTTCTGGGCAAGGCGCAGGGCCTCTTCGCGTTCACGCAGGGCCGCTTCCTTGGCACGGCGCTCCTCGTGATATCCCTTGGAGAAGTGCTGGATGCGCTTCTTGACGCCCTCAGAGTACTGCTCCAACTCATCTTCGGTGACTTCAGCAGGGGGCTCCTTCATGGGCTTGCGACCACGGTCTGCCTCTGGCGTGTCATCTACGATTTCAACCTCAGTCTGGCCTTCACCTTCAATTTCAATCTGCAGCTTTTCTTCCGCTGCGGGCTTCTCAGCCTTCACTTCATCCGGGAACTGAAATTCCGTCATGTTCTACTCCTTATGCCCGCTTCAGGCCGCGAGGATCTTGTACGACCGCCTCAACGCTGTCGTCGTTGATGATCCGAAATTCCTGTCCGTGGATCTTCAGCCGCGTGCCTGTGTTCGGACGAACCAGCACAAAGTCTCCGACTTTGCATGAAGGTCTACTAAACCGCTGTGGGTCTTTGTAAGCGTCTGGCCCCATCTTTACCACAAGCAGGACAGGACTCATCACCTCTTCAAAGTGCATGGTCTGCCCTGCTTTGACCAGCCCGCTTTCGTACTCTTCTTTCGCTTTGGGCAGAACGCAGAGCAAGTGGTAGGTCACCGGATCAGGCACTTGTCGGGCCTTTTCGGCGTCGGTTTGAGGCAACACGGTTGTGTTTTCGCCGTCACTCAGGAGTAGTTCACTCATCTTCAGATTGCTCCATTTTTCGCACGAGGTCGGTGATATAGGAATGTGCAAGTGAGAGACCCCGGATCTCGCCTGACATTGACTTGTACTCAGGGAAGTCTTTTGCCGCACCTGAGATAAGAGCTTGCGCAATATCATCACGCCGCTCTTCGATTTCCTTGATAACTACGTCAAACGCAGTAGTTGCCATTGGTTACTCCTTATTTGCAGGTTTTGACGGGCGTTGTTGCGCTGCCCGCATCATCTGTTGCCGAGTTTTGATCGCATCGGACTGAATCTGCTGTCTCATCTTTTGTTGATGCATCTGCTCTTTCTGCTGCAACTCCTGCTGCGCCCGCATCGCCTTCAGACGAGGGTCTTCGCCCTGGTTCTTCTGGGCATCGAGCGCTAGACGTTGGGCCTCAAGCTGCAACTTCTGTTGGGCAATCTGGAAGTCCCGCTGACTATCAGCCTCCTTGCGTTGAAGCTCCTGTGCCTTCAACTGCAACTCCGCCTGCTGCATCTGCAGCGTCGGGTCCATCGCCTGTTGCTGAGCCTGCATTTGCGCGGCCATCGCTTGGTTTTGGACCATCGTCCTCTGAGCGGCAGCGGCGATCAGCGGAGCCAGGGCCTTCTCATCTTCTGGCGCAATGGGAGCGTTGTTTTCTTGATCCAGCACCGGCAAGGGAACCCCCAAGGCCATCTCAACCTGAGCCCGGTAAGCAAACGCAGCGTGCTCTGCAATGTGCGCCATGAGCGCTGCCATCATCCCCTGCGCCATCGGGTTTTGTCCTACGGTGGACATCACCTTCGGGTCTTGCATGAACGCCTGATGGGTCATCAAGTGAGCCTCATGGTCTTGATAGGCAAACGCCTTGATAGGCTTGCCCATGAGCACGGACATATTCTCCGTCACAGGGTCCTGGGGTTTCTGATCCTCAGGGACCGCAACAAGACGTTCCGCGTTCTTGATGCCGAGAACTTCCAGCATCTGCCGGTGAAGTTGAGGAAGGTCGTAGATCTGCGGAGCCCCTTGGGCCAATTGCAAAGCAGCCTGATACTGCATGATCCGCTGCGCCATAGTCGCTGCGTTGGGATCACTGACCGGAATCACCTCTACGAGATCGTAGTCAGACTGCTTGACCGACCGATCCCCACCTTCCGGCGTGTAGGAATAGTCTGCGGGCAAGAAGTCCCGAATGATTCCCTTCAGGAGTTTGAACTCCATCCGCAGTGAGGCATGAACCCGCGCCTGGACAGCCGACATCGTCTTTAACTGTCTTTCTAGTACGGCGAGGGTTGTCCCGACAGGCGCTTGTGCGCTCATGTCACTGACCTTCAGATCAGCGATAGCAGCAAGTCGTCGGCCTTCTTCCGTGATGCGCTCAAGCAGCATCGACAAAACTTGGCTCGGCTCCTTGTACGGCAGGGGCATGATGTTGTCCCTGACCGACCCGCTGGGGATGTCCACATCCCTGAACTCGCCTGGAGCAATAGGCGTGTCGTCGCCCTTGATCCGCAGGCCCCTTGACTTCAGGCCACCGGGCAGGTTGGACAGGGTTCCAGCATCCACCAGTTGTCGAATGATGGAAGTGCCAGCGCGAGCATAACCACCAATAAGATGGATATAGCCCAGGCCATAAGCGCCAAAACCAGGGATATAGGTGTATTGGACGAAGTGTTGTCGCTTGAGTTTCTTGTTGTCGTCTTCGTCCCAGTTTCGTCGGATCGCCAAAACTGTCTGAGTGCCCCTCTCAACCGTGACCACATACGGCAAAGGAACTTCATCTTCGTACCCCGGCATGTCCCAGTCTACGTGGATCTCCAGAACCTGATAGCGCTCATCATCGGTCAAGGTGTACCCTTGCTCCTCCGCTTTTTTCTTTTCAATGTCGGTGAAGAAACGTACTGGTTCTCCTAGCTCTATTTCACGATAGAACCCTGCCACCTGTAATTTCTTGATCTCGTTTTCCGTCTTGCGCATGATGTGCGTAACACGTTCAGCCGTGTACACATTTGACGCGCCATACGGCATGATCAGATCTTCTGCCGGGACAAAAGGTGCCGCAGGCAGCTCTGTACTGGGATTCGGGTAGATCTTCTTGAAAGCCGACCCAGAAAGGCCAAGGGAGTACAGCATCCGCTCGTGCTCGGACCTGTAGTCAATCATCCGCTCAGTCAGCATGTAGTTCATGTCGTCGCGGACACGCTCTGCAGCTTCTTCCTTGAGGCGGTCAATCGCGCCAATGATCTGCGTCTTCACCGGACCTTGCGCCGGGAAGGTCTCCGTGATCATCTCTGACTGGAACCTGATAGCCGCTTCAGTCAGAAGTGGTGAATACACCCCACAAGCTCCGTTCCAAGGCTCTGTGCGCTCCTCGTACTTCATCCCAAGGACTTCCAGGCCCTTGACAAACATCTCTGTCCAGTCTTTGCGACTGTTGATGTCCGCATCTACGAGATCAATGAGGTCAGACGCCAGGGACTGAAGCTCCCCGTCGTCCATGTACTCTGCGAGGTTGGCGTCGAATGTGTCTGCGGTTTCTGGCTCGGGTTCGAGGGTGATTTCTACGTCTCCGGTACGGAGGCTTACAGCCTCCGGGTTCTCGATCTCAATCTCGATGGCAGGCTCGTCAGACATTGCGTCCATGTCAAGGGGCATCAATGCAGGGTCAAAATTGGTAGCCATGCTTTATCACCTTTTATCTTGCTGTCAATAATAAGCAGCCCTGCGGCTACTTTTGAAGTATTGGATCTCGTCCTTCTGATCAGTCGGCAGTCGGATGAACCCACCTTGCCTGAAACGCAGCAGCGCTTGCGTTGTAGAGTCCACGAGGTCATCATTTGCTCCGCTAGGGAAATCGTTGCATTCCTCGATGACTTCCTTGGCCCAACGCCTATCAGGAGCCCACACTATGCCTGAAGAAAACAGATCGGCAACGGCGTTCACACGAGAAATTTTGTCCTGCCCCTTGCCAGGGGTGAACTCTCCAACCGGCACGCCCATGCGCCGAAGCTCTTGATACAGCGCCGCACCGTTGGACTTCTTTTCCACAACGAACGCATCGGGCTCCCACTCCTTGAACTCCTCAAGGACGAGTTTTTTCAGTTCAGGAAACTCCATGCGCTTCTTTATAGAATTCAACAATATAATATTGAAGTTGTCCGTCTCTTCATTGAAAAACACACCCCACGTAGTCAGGGCGTTGTAGTCCGCACGAGTATTTGATTCTTGCGCCGCGTCTAGCGACATAATGATAAACTCGCACTTGGGCGGATCATCCTTGTCCCAGATCTTCCACCACTCGCGCTTGATGAGCGCACCTTCCTCTGACACTGGATTTTGCATGTACTGGGCTTCCCAGTACCGAATGTCCATGCCAGCTTTCTTGGCAAGCAACTCATCTAATGTCCAGAATTCGCCCCAAAGGGGTTTCTCATTTAGGATGGCAGGGAACTCAACTACTTCCCACTGATCCACACCCTCTTCACGTTGCATCTGGTTGACAATCTGACCTGTCAGATCCAACTTAGACCAACGAGTCATCACGACGATGATCGCTCCACCCGGCATCAGACGCTGCAGCGGACCCGACTGAAACCACTCCCACGCAGGCAAGAATACGTCTGGGCGACCCGTTTTAGCCTCTTGCTCAGAGTGAGGATCGTCGATGATGAACAGGTCTGCCCCACGCCCCGCAAGTGCGCCCCCTACACCGATGGCGAAATACTCGCCATTGAAGTTTGTACCCCACCGTGAGGCAGATTTACTGTCTGCTTGGAGTTCAACCTGCGGAAAAACGTCCTTATAATCGTCAGAACCCACCAAATTCCGTACTCTCCGGCCAAAATTTACTGCCAGATCGGCAGTATGCGAAGACATGATGATCTTTTTGTGGGGAAATTTGCCTAAAAACCATGCCGGAGCGAGATAAGATATAAGTTCTGACTTCCCATGACGCGGAGCGATATTAACGATCACCCTTTTCTTGATGCCGTTGGCAATATCCTCAAAAATCTGCGCCAATTTACGGTGGTGAGGCCCAACTTTATACCCGGGATACACATGCTGGATAAAATCCAGCAGGTTTTCCTTGCCTTTTGACTGAATATATTCAGTTTCCCAGCGTTTTAGCAGTTCAAGCGTCTTGCGCTTGTCGCCCTCCGTCATGTACGGCAGCGACTTCTTCAACTGAAGGACCTTTTCAGGCGTCAGTTGACTCATTTACAGCCTCAGATTCAACGATTTCGGCCATCGGCAGGTCGATGGTGCGGGCTTCCAGCTTGGAGAGGGTCTCCAGAAGCTCTTTTTCCACTTCTTCGATGGACTGATGTTTGACCGTCATCTCGGTGCGCTTCTTGAAGGCATCCACGCCATCAACTTCGCCCAATGCTTTGATCGCCTGAAGGCGTACTTTGCCGTCAGGGTGGGCAGTTTCTTCGATCAGCTTGTTGACGACGAAGCGCTTGAGGTTGGCAAGCTCTTGTACGACCTGGGAATCGTACTGAGCCACTAAACCCGCGAGGTACGCGATGGTCTCGTTCGGGTAGATCGCCATATCCGGGCGGATGGGACCCCCCTTGATGAGGTCTGTGGCAATCTCACGCGCTTCTTTCTGCGCGTTTTCCCCTGGACTCAACGGTACTCCGGTGAGGTCAGAGATCAGTTTGATCGTTCTGGCCCGCATCTCCAACTCTTCTCTGGGAGAAAGGTCGGGGTACGCCTCCTGGGCGTTGGCAGGCAGGGGGATGGTGTCGTCGATGTCTGGTATTTGGTCCATAGGAGAGTCGCACTATGAGACGGCGTGCGAAATGTAGCACGTATTTTGAAAAGGAGGTAGGAGTCCCTGACGGGGGGTGAAGCTATAAACGTGAACTTTGTGACGTATGGGGGTAGCAAAACGAAGTGACGTATAGGAAGAGGCAAGCTAGGTGACGTATAGGAAGAGGCAAGCTAGGTGACGTATAGGGAAAGTTTGGGGAACTGTGTAGTTATTTGTGCAGATTAAGGGGTGTGGGGTGCTGCGGGGGTCCCAGCAGGAATCAGGGGGGTCCGGGTGCGGTGGGTCGTTCCCCCTGAGGATTTGCTTTTCGTTCAGCCATCCGCTACACATAAATCACTGGACAGCGCGGTGCTGCCCAGACAACAGGAGGCTGACATGTTCAGTTATCAGAAGGTCGGAGGCCTGCATTTCATGCGGGTCGGTTCTTTCGGAGCGAGCGTATACATGAAGAAGAACACAGATTACATCGTGGACTACATCATCAGTTTCACGGCTGGCGGTGTTGTAGGCTACTGGTTTGGTCCTGCGTTGATCGACGCAGTGATCAATCTGGTAAAAGGGTGACACGGGGGGCTTCGGCCCCCCTTCTTTATGGAGACGATATGAAGTACGAAGAATGGACCAAAGAGGTCGGCTTGCAGACCGGCAGGGTGTTGATCACCGCTGAGAGGTTCAAGGAGGCCACAGGCCGCGACCCAGAGAACGACGACCTAGAGCGGGTGAACTGCCCGGTTGTAGGCGGGTTCGGACATTTCTACTGTGGTTGGAATCACCGGCTCAACCTGCCAAGGTTTGAGGCACCGGACTGAGACGGGGGGCTTCGGCCCCCCTTCTTTTTCGGCCTTTGATGCCAGTTCTGAGTCGTCGCGTGTGGGTGCGCGGGCAAGCGGGCCGCGTGCGATCCCCCTGAGAATTGGACCCGGCCGATGGTTTCAGCTATACAGACATTACTGGACGGCGCGGTGTCGTTCAGTGTTTATCAAAGGAAAGCCAAATGGCAAAGAAAGTAGACGCTGCGATTCTCGCAGCCCGCACCGCTGTACAAGCGGCCCTGCAACAAGCCAAGCAAGATGCTGCTGACGCTAAGCTTCGCGCCAAGCGTATTAGGGAAGCACGCTACACGCTGTTGCAACCCGTCCTGACGCGGATTGCCCTGCTGCTGGCACCGCTGCCCGAGAAACAACGCAGTTTCTATGTGCAAGCCTACGCCATGTATGACACACCCGAGATCCGCGTCAGCCTGAGCAATCAGGACTCACTGAAGAGTGATGTGATCTGCGAGCTGCTGGAATACTGCAGCAGCATCTGCACGAAGGGCGCTCGGTCTTCGGACTACGTATCTGCGCATTGGGCAGAACGCAGCCACACATTTCGTGGTGAGCATCTCAACATTCGGGTGTCGATCGATGTGAGTGAGTCAGGCACTTGCAGAAAAGTAATTAAGGGCACAAAGACGGTGCAACAGGACGAATACGAATTCGTCTGTGACTGATCGAACGGCGCAGGGCTTCGGCTCTGCGCCGTTTTTCTTTGGCCTTTGATGCCAGTTCTTTGTCGTCGCGCGTGCCTGGGCGTGTGCGTGAGCGGGCGGGCAAGGCCACTAGATAGGGGTTCAGTTCCCCCTGAGAACTTGAATAGTACTCTTGTATCGGGTAAACAAGAATTACAGAACATCAGCGCGGCGCTGATGCGTATGCTTCAACACACTCGGAGAAAACCATGAGTGCAAAGCAAAAGACGGTAGAACCTACCGTGTACGTTCCGACGTCCCTCAAAGACGCCGGGTATCAAGGTGCAATGTCTGGCGAACGTCTCGCCAGTATCGCCGGGTACGTGATGACCCTTCAGCCTACCATTGCAGGGGAAGGTCCGACCAAGGAGACCCGTCAGGGTCTTACAGAGGGCTGGATGTTGCGTTACGGTGAACTGCACAAGGGTCAACGGTACACGAAGGATTGGAACCCGATTCCTGAGGGTCACGACCCGGTAGACGGTGAAATGGTGGTGACGGTGCAATTTGCACTGTCATTCACACAACAAGAATTCGGCAAGATGAAGGGTACCGACCCTGGAAAGTATGGGGCCGTGAAGGGCGTCCGGGAAGCCTTCAACAAGTATTCCGCGAATCGTCTCGCCGATCTGATGACGGCAATCAAGAGAATTGTTGCATCAGACAAACCCCGCACCAGGGACGCGGCCAAAGACTACAAGGACTGGTTGACGGCCACCTTCGACACAATGAAGGCCCGGGCCAAGACGGCCAAGGCCCGTGGCGACGCCACGGTGCCTGATGAGGCCAAGTTACGGGTTGCAATCGACGCATTCCTGAAGGCCTTGGCCTGATGACGAACCCCCCGAGCAGCAATGCTCGGGGGGTTTTTTTGTGCCTGCGCTATTTGAAACCAGTTCTTAATCGTCGCGCGCGTGCTCGTGTGTGCGTCCCGTAAGATAGCGTTGGCCATAGTGACAAGACCACTAAATAGCGATTCAGTGTTGGATGCTTTGCTAATTAGCCGTTTTGTTCCAGTGTTCTACGTATACGTCAGCGTTCTACGTGGTAAAGCCCAGAACATTGACGTAAGACTAGAACATTGGAACAAATTACACTATGGATAAAAAAAGTCCACCGGAAGGGTGGATTCAATTTAATTGAAGGGAGGGAGAGAGCAATCCAGAAAGATTTTCTTTCCTGAATTTCAACATGCACTGGATGTGCATGTTGCCAGAAAAAGCCAAACTTGTCAAGTAACCCTACGCAGAAGTAGGAAACCCGCCAAGAGGCGGGTTTCGGTAAAAAGTGCCGTTTAATTTCAACATGCACTGGATGTGCATGTTGCCAGAAAAAGCCGGACTTGTCAAGCACTTTATACGTCATTTTGCGTTCTAGTGTTCTAGTCGCGTTCTAAGAAAAGTTAGTGGTTCCTTACACGTAAGTTGTTGATTACAAAGGGAAATTCGGTTTTGTTCTAGCTGTTCCAGCGTTCTAGTCAAAAAGAGGGGTGGCGGGTAAAAGCATGAATTTTTTGTAGAACGCATGAAGGTTTTGGCAAGGAAAAAAGTTGAACACAAGTTATCCACAGAAAAAAGAGGCCTTCCCAGACCCCCCTCTCTCTCTAAACTTAGAACATAGAACAAAACCCTTTTTTCCTTTTCAAAATCAAGCACTTACAGCGGTTCTGCAAAATGTTCTGCAACATCAAAAATACCCCCCTTAGAACGCAAAAACTAGAACGCTGCATTTTTAAGCAGTTTCCGGACGTATAACTCCACCCATACGTCACCTTTGACAAATGAAACCTCATACGTAAGAAAGTCACACACAGTCCTTGACATACGTCACAAAATCCCCTATAATGCGTCTGTTGGGGTAATAGACCCCAGCACAGTCTCTATTCAGTAGTTCATTCAGTAAGGAGTCGCTATGCAAGCTCGTCCAGTTCGTCCCCCCATCGCTGGGTTCATGTCTATGACCCCAGCCACCCATGAGTTCCTGCCCAGGGCAACGCGCAAAGCGCTGCGCGTCATCAAGCCTGCAACCCCACTGCAAACCTATACGTCATTAGACGTAGACCTCACCATCACCGATCCCTTATCCATTGCAGACCCCTGCGGTGACTCTGCCTACTACTGCACCAACACAGTAGACCCCGCCTTCGACCTCGACGGGTCGGAGGAATTCAGCGACTCCTCGGAGGCTGACAACCTATTCGGTCTGACCATCGTCGAGCCCGGACACGGCAACGTGCGCCGCTGGCTGCGTGGTCACGACATTCTTTGACTAGGAGAAAGCAAATGAAAGTTATTGTCATCTTCGAATTCCCGTCAATTCAAAACCCGAACAGCCCAGAGGCCGACCGGGTTGTCCAAGAGATAACCAACATGACGGTTGAGGCGCAGCAAGATCTGCGTAGTGAGTTTCAAGACGCCGCTGTCTGGGTGGACGAGGCCCGTGAGGACACCTTCACAGGTGATATCGGCATCAACCAAGCGTAACCGCAACCGAGAGGAACCTGCCATGTCCTTCTCCAATCCCATGCACCACGAGCCGCGCCTCGTGTTCCCCATAGTGACTCAGCGTGGGGTGAAACACTCCACACTGCTGCGTCTCCAACGCAAGCCCGAGCAGTTCCTGCAATGGTGTCGCCTTCGGACCCTCCTCAAACCCAATGACCGTCTTTCCCATAGCTGGGAAGACCCGATTGATGGGACCCCGCTGGAGATGCATCAATACCTCATCGGTGATTGGGCTTGTAGTTTCATCATCGAGCGTGGCGAGATCAGCGAGTGGGGCTTCCGTTCCATCTTCGAGGAGTAAGCATGCGTCCAATAAAACCAATCTGTGTGTCCTGCGGCGACACCTTTGCCCCTGCCCGCCGTCTGGCGGGGTATCACCTGTGCATGCCGTGTGGTGAGCAACGCTCTGTTCAAGAGCGCAGGGGGTGGTGCGTACTCACTCCACACAAGCAAGGTGCCATGTTCTTCACAACGGACTTCGCCCCCGAAGCGGCGAAAGGTATCAACAACAAAGGCGGACTTATCAAATGAAAGGAGAACTGCAATGAGCGAAGAAACCATGTCCCTACACGAGGCGCTACGCGTAGCGCTGTCCGAGGTCTACGGGACCCTGGATACGTTTGAGTTGATGGACCCCGAAGAGCAGAAGACCATGTGGATCAACCCACCGCAGGCGCTGCGGGAGGCTGCGCGGATCATCGACATACACATGCGCACGGCTGACGAGCGGGAGGCTCCCGTGATGAAGGTCTTTGTGCGTGACCAGTACGGAGTGCAGGTGTATCACCCTGCCAATGAGGCAGCGCGTCTGTTCGCCGCGATTGCGGGGACGAAGACCATCACCCCTGCAAACCTCTCCCACATCCTCAAGCTGGGATACAGCATCGAGTATGTCCACCCAACCCCCACCCACCCCATTCAACAACCCATCCCCCGCTGAACCGCTAAACAAAGGAACCATCATGGAAATGAACACCTCTCCCATCACCCTGACCACCCCCACCCACATCACATCCCTGCACTCCTCCTGCTACGTGGTCTCGGTCGAAGTCTCGACCTGGGTCGGCACAAAGCAGGACCGCTCAGTCTCCAACGAGGTGACTACCCAGAAGAAAGCATCTGCTGAAGCTGGCAAGTTCACCAAGATGTTGATGGCTGGCAACTCCACGCACAAGACCCTGGTCAATTACAGACAAACGGTCTACAACTGGGTGCAACGCTGCACCTACGACTGGGCGGGCAAGAGCAGGCTGCTGCCGATGATGGAACTGCCGAAGTTCCAACGCGAGTACGCGCAACACTTGGCGCAATTCGAAGCACTCAAGGCCAAGTTCGCTGCCGAGTACAACGGCATCGTGGCAAACATGGCGTTTGAGCAGGGCGACCTGTTCAACAGGGCAGACTACCCTGACCTGCAAACTATCCTCAACAAGTTCTCCATGCGGTTGATGGTGACGGACGTACCGAAGGGTGACTTCCGCAACGCGGTCAGTGAGGAACTCGCTGAAGACTTGCACAACCACTACACGCAGCAAGCGCAGTCCATTATGAAAGCTGCGATGGACAAGGCGGCGAAGCGGTTGATCACCCTGGCCGAGCGTGTGGCGCACTCGTGCGCGGAGCCAAAGGAGGAGATCGACGAGGACGGTAACGTGAAGAAGACGCGCCGCCCGAAGATCGTCGATTCAACATTCGAGCAGGCCCGCGAGATGTGCGCCATCCTGCGTGACTTCAACCTGACAAACGACCCCGAGATCGAGGAGGCTCGTGCAAAGCTGGAGTCTGCACTGCACGGTGTGACAACCGAGGATCTGCGCGAGCGTGCAACCACACGCAAGGCAGTCAAGGACGAGATCGACGATCTCATTGGGAAGTTCGGAGCATTCAAGCGCATCGGGCGCGACGAGGAGGACGAGGGGGACGAGGAGTAACCCCTGAAAAGTTGACAACACAGTTTTTTCTCATTCAGTCATTCATCCAGTAAGGAAATCTTAACCATGTCAAACATCAACTTCACGACGCGCGTCACTTTGGAGTCCGCTGCGAACATCATCCATGTGACGGGTGACGAGGTGACAAACATCCTGATTGCCGAGCCGGGTATCGGCAAGACCAGCATCCTCAAGATGCTGCAGGAGCGCATGGGCGACGGGTACGACTACATCTACGTGGACTGCCCGCTCAAGGACATGATGGACATCGGTGCCAACATCCCCAACCACGACACGCGCCAGCTTGAGTATTACGTTTCTTCCCTGTTCAAGCTGTCGGGACCGGGCGCTGATCGACCCAAGGTGATCATGCTCGACGAGTTCCTCAAGGCTCCGAAGCTGATGCAGGTGATCTTCACCCGCCTGATTCTGGAGCGCATGGTTGGCGATGTGCCCCTGCCCAAGGGCAGCTACGTGTTCGCAACGTCGAACAACGAGACGGACGGGGTGGGCGACACGCTGGCGGGTCATGTGGGCAACCGCGTGGCGCGGATCGAGGTGCTGAAGTCCTCCGCCGAGCGTTGGAACGTCTGGGCTGGCAAGAACGGTATTCACCGCATCATCCGGTCATGGGTTGCTCTCAATCCTCGGTGCCTTGCGTCATACCTCGATGGTAATCAGGATGACAACCCGTATATCTTCAAGCCGGGACGCAATACCAAACAGTTCGTGTCTCCCCGGTCTTTGGCCAAGGCTAACGTGCCGATCTCCCGTAAGGATCGCTTGAGCGAGACTGAACTCATGGCGCAGTTGGCTGGCATCCTCGGTGAGGCAGCGGCTCGGTCGATGGCTGCGTTCGTTGCGATGAACGACAAGGTCAAGGACGTCAAGGACGTCTTGCTCGACCCGACCGGGATCGAGGTGCCTGACGACATTGCAGCGCAAGTGATGATGATGTTCCAGGCAGTGGACACACTTGCAACACAGGATGAACTCTCTCAGTTCATGCGCTTCGTCAACCGCATCAAGTCAGCCGAGGTGCAGGCGATCTTCTTCACGATGATGGCTAACGAGAGGATGAAACTCGCCAAGAACAACGAGGCAATCCGTGAATGGTTGAGGACTAACCACGTCATGATCTAACCACAACCCAGGAGAAACAATCATGGAATTGGAAATCAGAATCAAGAAGTCCCACGTTGCGCTCATGCGCCACCCCGAGACTGCTCTGTACTCGGGCGTGATGATGGCAGGTGAATCCTCCGTGGTGGAGGGGCGCGTCACTGCGTACACCGATGGGTTGAACAAGCGCTACGGCAGGGACTTCATGTCCAAGTTGTCGGACGAGGAGATCAACGCCATCGTGCTACACGAGAACCTGCACGTTGCGCTGCGCCACCTTGTGCATAACCGAGACTTGTTCAAGGAGGATACGACTCTGGCTAACATGGCAGCAGACTACGTGGTCAACGGGATCATCGACGGGCTGAAGGACAAGAAACTATGCAAGCTGCCCGCTGGTGCGCTGATCAAGCCCGAGTATGCGAATCTCTCCATGAGGGAAATCTATCGGCTCCTCAAGCGCGATAAGAAAAACAATGAATCCAAGTCGGGTAAGACATGCCAGAATGGCACCCCTCAACAGGGGCAGGGGCAATCTCAACCCCAGCAGGGACAGTCTCAAGAGGGGCAGTCTCAACCGCAGGACCCAGCAGAGTACGGGGGTTTTGATGAGCATGATGTTAGCGGGCCAGCCGACCGTGAGTCGCTAAATGAGATCAACGAGGCGGTTGATCGTGCATTACGCGAAGGTGCAATGCTTGCAGGCAGGCTGGGCATCGCCTTGCCCCGTGCCATCAGTGATTCGTTGGAGCCGGTCGTTGACTGGCGGGCGGAACTGATGGACTTCGTCGTCAGTGCAATAGCTGGCAAGGACGAGTTCTCATGGCGGCGTTACAACCGCAGAGTCATCGACGCCGTGCTGCTTCCTACTATGGTGAGCGAAACCATAGGCGAGGTGGTGGTCGCCATCGACACATCCGGCTCGATCTCAAGTGATGATCTCGGACTGTTTGCCACAGAACTGGCATCTATCTGTGACATGGTAAATCCCGACCGTGTTCGGGTTCTGTGGTGGGGTACCTCTGTAGTGGGGGAACAAATCTTTGAGGGTAACTACACCGATCTCAGATCTCTACTCAAACCGAAAGGAGGTGGCGGCACCCGCGTGAGTTCCGTCAGTGAATACATCGCCAAGAATAGCATCTCAGCCGATGCTGTCATCGTATTCACCGATGGCTTTGTGGAGTCAGATGTGCAATGGTCGATCCCTCACCCGACCTTGTGGCTTGTGACCCACGTTCGCAACTTCGCTGCCCCCGCAGGCGGTAAGGTTGTTCCGTTCAATCAGTAAGGAGTCAGTTATGAGCAAGACAGTCAACACCGCGTCTTTCCTGCATGCCCCAACACCCGAGAACGTCTCGATGTTTGATGGGTGCGTCAACACATCTCTGCGAGAGTTTGTCGCAGAGTTTTGTCTCGCTACGGGTACGCGGGCGGACCACGTAGTCGAAGGCGGGGCGGGGGTCACAGTTCTGTACCCCAACGGGTTCATCGCAGGCAAGTTAAGTGTCAGCCACTTCACAGACGCGGGTAAAACACAGGTTGTGCATCACTACTCGTCCAACTTGATCAGCAAGGGTAGGAAGGATAGGTGGTCTAGGAGCCTGTCTACCAGATCTTCTTTGAACGTAAAGTCTTTGTTGGTTTCTCTGAAGAAGAACGGCGACATGCCTGAATGGGACAAACAAGAAGCAAAACTGGCTGCTGAGATTGGCGGGTCATTCTCATATGCGATGCCCAGAGATCACGGTAAGCCACGCATGGACTCTCTCCCTGCGGATGTGGCGACCTGTGCTATCGAGTTCGCGCTCAAGAAGATCCCCGCCGTTCCGTATGACATGCAGAAATCTATGGAGGTCGAGTACGACAAATACCTCACCAAAGTGAAGGAGCACGACTGCCTGCGCAGTGTCAGTGCGCGGTTCCGCAGAGGCATGCGCGCACTTGGTGTGGCTACTGAGTCCACTGTGGACCGCCCCATCTACTACTACACAGAGATCAGCTTCAAAGATAAAGCCGCGTTGACCTTCGACGTCCCGCTCCAGCGGTACGAGGACGTAGCGCAGATCGAGGCTATCCACATGGACATGATCTTTGCCAAGACTGTCTTTGAGAAGATGGGCAGCAGCGTCGATGACCCCATGTGTGTCCCTATGACGGACAAGTACTACGAGGATCTCGACATGGGTACGGGGTACTGCACCGGACTCAGGGCTGCGCGTTGGCTCTTCATCCCCAAGGAGTCAACTTGATGGCGGAGGGAGGAAGCCGGAGGTTCTTCGCGGACTGCCCTCCGATACTGGACAAAGACGGTAAGAAATACCGTTGCATCCTCTCGCATCGCAAGGATGACTACGTGTTCTACACGACGAAGAACCGAGTTTTACTCTTCACGGACGCAACATTGCCTGACCCCATCAAGATCGCGCTTGGGTATATCCGTGCGATACCACACCCCAAAAACAAGAAAACGAACTACGATTTTCGGGCGTGGCATCTGTATCAGAACAACCACAGTAAGAAACTTGATGGGATAGGGTGGTTTGGTGACCGTTACCCAGTAGTTTCATCAGATGGGCCGAGCACGATTGACTACTACGTGGTGCTGCTCACTCTGCAAGAGTTGACAGACATTTCTCACGGACAGTTATAAGGAGAACCAATGTCCAAGACCCCTGAAGCGAAAGTAAAAGCCCAAGTTGACAAGATCCTCAAGGATCTGGGCGCTTACTCATGTAAGCCTGTCACGGGCGGATATGGTGTGTCGGGGGTTCCCGACATTCTTGCTTGCGTTCGTGGCAAGTTTGTAGGAATTGAATGCAAGGCCAACGGCAACAAGACCACAGCCTTGCAGGATTACAACCTCGCGCAAATCAAACGTGCGGGGGGCATCGCCCTGGTGGTCGATGAGTTCAACGTACACCAACTCAGTTTAATGATTCAGGAGAACATGAAGTGAAAGTTAGTCTTCTTCGCCATGCACGAGAGTTGTGGAATGTGCCTCACGTTCCACGAGAAATCAACAGGGCTAACGCCCGCAAGTGGGCTCGGTCTGTCTACAGGCTGGGTGATCGGTGGTTGCTTGCTAAGAAGATTGGAAGGGTACCCCAATGAAAACAGACACAAGAGAGTACACAGATGGCACCGAGCCCGATGTGTATCGGCGTTGGTGCTGCGACGGTAGGTGTGAGCAGGGCAGAGCCTGCCCTAAGCAGATGCCTGCTGAGGCGGCGACTGACGTGGGCCAAGACGACCCCAATTTTTACAACCGCCAGTTCATGCTGGAGGAACTTGGCTCTCTTGCGTTGTGGGCGTTGGGCATCTTTGCTGCGGTGGCTCTGCTGGGCTTTTTGGTGGGGTATTTCATATGAAACGCCAATCCAAACGCAAGCACCGCGTGCTGCGGGTGATGCTGGAAAGCATCGAAGCCCGCAAAAGGATTCACGCGCTGGTTGAAAAGATCAAGGAAGCAGGCCGCAAGTTCGGCGCAGGCATGGCGCAGGCATACGCACAGATGCGTGCAGATGAAAGGAACAAGGTATGAGCACACTGAGAGAAGCCGCCCAGCAGGCGCTGACCTTGCTAGAGCTTGTTTCTCAAGCCGCCACAAAACAAGTTGGTGTTCCCCTAGAAATCGTTGATACCCTCCGCGCCGCGTTGGAGCAGCCGCAAGAGGCCACCCGCCTGCGCGATCTTCTGAAGCGCATTCGGCAGTGGGATGCGCTGGACATCCCGGACAGTGACGGAGCGTACTGGAAGCGAGAGATTGACGCCGCGCTGGAGCAGCCGGAGCAGTGCCCAAACTGCGCCAGCCTGGAGGCGCAGAACACCGAGCTTGACCGCAAGCTGGCCGCGCTGGAGCAGCCGGAGCAGCAGCCGGTGGAGATCAAGCCGCCGAACCCAGAAGGGGCAACCCAGTGCATCGTTCGCTGGTGGGCGGAAACGCCCGCCGGTTGGGTCGGTGCGTGGGATCGAGAGGCGCTGGAGCAGTTTGTCCACCCACCCCGCCGCGAGTGGCGAGGGCTGACAGACACCGAACGCGCAGCGGTGCAGTATGAGTCGTTTAAGCGCGGCCTGACACCGCTAGAGTTCATGGAACTGCATGAGGCCGCTTTAAGGAGCAAGAACTATGGGTAACCAACCCGAAGCCCTGCGGCTGGCTGATGCGCTGGAAGATGCGTCTATTGCGTCGAGTGCTTTCAAGCACACCATCGCCGCCGAACTGCGCCGCCTGCATGCGGTGAATCAGGAACTGCTGGAGGCGTTGAAGGAGGTGGGGCCAATCCTTGCCCGCATGTATGGGCCTCAAGCTGAGACTCTGCCGCCCATGCAGCGCGTCCGCGCCGCCATCGCCAAAGCGGAGGGGAATCCATGAACGCACAAGAAATCTTTGACCTCGCCCGCCAGTATGGTGCGGAGCACCCCGGCATTACCTTCGACTTGGCAGCACTGCTGCGCTACACGCGCAAGGTGCAGGAGATGGAGCGTAAGCCAGCGAACGCACATGACAAGGCGTACTCCGAAGTTGACCTAGCCAATGCTTACCAGAAGGGCTGGGATGACGCGATGCTACGCCGCATCATTTCGCCCGCTGCATGAGGAAGGAGGCAGTCATGAAACGGGAACTGTACGACTTCAC